TGCTGATGTCGTCTTGCGTGTTTCTCTGGAGTCTCTTGTGTTCGGATATGTTTATTCGCGAAGCTTGCTGAGCCGAGCGGAACCGTCGTCGGGGGCGTGCCCGTCCGCACAGACGAAACCTCGCAGCGCAAGATCGCCGGGGCCGTCCAGCTATTCGAGAAGGACGGGACGCTAACCGTCATCGACTTCGAAGCGCAGCCTGGCATCTGGGTGACGCTCGACCAAGCGACAATGGAGGCGATCGGCGTTGCGGTTGGTCGGCACATTCAGGCGTGTTTTTCCAATGCCAAGGCACTGTCTGAGGCGGTTGAAGCCGCAGCGGATGATGATGCTCTCGACCTCATCGATATGGATGCGGGGTGGCCGTGAGCTACTGGCGCAACCTCGGCTCCATGGCCACGCGGTTCTTGAATGCCGTGTTTGGCGGAAACCGGCGCGGTGAAAGCACATCGTCCGCAGTGGCTCGGAAGGCCGCTCAGGGCCGCCGCTGGTTCGTCATCTGGGAAGCGCTGATCGATCTCCTCTTCGCCATCATCGCAGGCCAGCGCCACCATTGCCAAAACAATCTTGAGGATGCATTGCATTGAATATCTCAACGGCCCTCAACAATCTGCCGGAGTGGGCTGCGCTTGGAGCAAGCGGGGGCATGGGGTTTTTCTTTGTGCGATGGGCGTTTGAATGGTTCGGGGGACGGATGGATAAGCGCCAGGAGTTAGTGGACGCGGGTACAAAGGCGCTTATCGAGCATCTCCAAGATCAGATTACAAGCCTTATTGAGCAACAGGGCGCATTGCATGATCGCGTTGATAGATTACAGAAGGAACTTGATGCCTGCCACGAAAAACATTCCGAAAGTGAAGCTAAGGTAAAGCAACTTGAGGCAACCATGCTTGGCATGGGTGATGCAAGGCAACGCGCACAGCTTATTGTTTCAGAAGAAAAGGCAAATCAATAATGATTACCTTGGCAGATATTCAACGCAAATTAGGTGTTAATCCAGATGGTAAATTGGGGCCGGTGACGCTAGCCGCAATTGCAAATGCGTTGGGGATTGATACGCCTAAACACGAATTGAGCAATTCGAAGGCGTTTTTTGATGATGTCAAGTCTATAACTTCCAGCCTAAGCCAAACACAAGTGGATAGCATTAACGCAATTCTGAAACACGCATCACATCATCCTTTAGGCTGGGTTGCCTATGAATTGGCAACGGCATGGCATGAGGCGCGGTTCAAGCCGCAATCGGAATGGGGTAAAGGAAAAGGCAGGCCATACGGAAACCCCGGAAAGCACTTCGGCCAAGCGCCTTATGGGCGCGGTCTTGTTCAGTTGACATGGGATAGAAATTATGAATGGGCCGACAAGCGATTTGGGATGAATGGCGCTTTGCTCAAGAATCTTGATCTTGCGCTAGAGCCTGATCTTGCCGCGCGCATACTCGTCATCGGCATGGAAGAAGGTGCTTTCACCGGCAAGAAACTAGGCGATTATCTGACAGGATGGCGCGGAGACAAGCAATCATTCATTAATGCAAGGCGTATCGTTAACGGCACAGATAAGGCAGATTTGATTGCAGGCCATGCAATGCAATTTCAAAACGCTCTAGAGTTAGGCGGTTGGTCATGATTAAAATCTCTGATTTCATGCGATGGTTAGGGCATCCGTTTAGATGCTGCGCCAATATGTTCCGCACCCTAATCAATCTAACGCAAACGCAAATCAGAGCATTGTTTTCGCTAGGGATGCTTGGCGGAATTATCGCTCTATCATTGCAGAACATTGGCCTAATCGTCATGGTTCGACGCACATTGGGCGAGGCGTCTCCGGGATCGCTATTCGGGCAGATGGCGATGGATCAGCAGTGGTGGAATAACGCAATCATGGCTGGTTTCGGCGGCATACTTGTACTTGTCGTTTTTGGCGCTGATTATTTCCGAGCCAAGGTGGACAGTAAGGAAATCGAGTTTGGCTCTGGCAATCGGGAGATTGAATAATGCTTTTTGCATTCTTTGCGCAAATTACTGGATTATTTCCTGTCAAATGGCCGGAATGGCTTAAAACCATTGCGGCATGGGCGCTTATCATTATCGCTGTTGCTTTGATTTTTTTCGGCTTGAAAACAGCATATGATGCATCTGTTGTCCGCAATCATGAGCAAAACAAGACAAGCGCGGCTATTGAGGCGTATGACGATAGCGCCACAGCAAGAGCAATCGACGCTGTTAAAAACTTGCGTGCTGATGATGCCCGAATGGCTGAAATTGAAGCGGCATCTAAATCTGAAATAGCAAAGCCGCCAGATCAACGCGCAACAAATCCTCCGCAAGCAAGGGCTTTCTTATGTGCTGTTTTGAAAGAGGAATACACAGTCGAACAGCTTGCTAAAATGCATGAATATCGGGAGAATTGCAGATGAAAATAGTCTTTGTTTTAGCACTACTAACCGTTACGGCATGTGCAACGCCTAGCGCACCATATCCTCCTGCATCAGACATTAACGCACTTGTGGTTAATCGCCCTAAATTGCCGCCAGAGGCGTTAACCGATCCATCGGTTGATGCTCGATACAGATCGGAAGAACGTAAATGGGGCGATGACATTCATGCCGCTGGCGTCCGGGTTTGTAAATTCCTGAAATCCAGCGGCATGAAAGGGGTTGACTGCTAGGGTTTTAATCTAGAAACCACAGCACCAAGGACCATGCGTTGCGGTATGATTATGGATATACCCGGTCGGGAAACTGGCATTTCAATAGACGCGATTGCTCGACCATCATCTGGCAGCAGGCCATTGCCGCTTGCCGCGCGTGATGATGCGACTGATCGAACGAGCGGGCACTGATCATTGTTGGCAGGTGCGTGACAGTCACCCAAGCCGCATTGGGGCCGCAGTGCCACACTGTGCCGGGTGGTGGCCGATCTTCAACTAACTCGACGCGATATTCGCTGGCGTGGCTGATCGCTTCCTGCAAGCCAGCGACGATCTTCTCGCCCCCGCTCACGCCCTCAACCTCGCCACATCGGCCTTGCACCGCTCATAGCCCCGCTTCTCCGCAGCATCCAGATCGGCCTGCGTGTATCCGTCAGAGGGCTTTTTATCAGGAGGGTTGCGGAGTAGTTCGGCGATAAGCTGGGTTTCGTATGCCGTCATTCGCGCGGGGTCTATGTCCACCGGCTGATAATCCGGGCTATTGTAGGCGTAAGCTTCCACCGCCTTGGCGACTGCTTCGCGATCGGTCACATTCATGCCCGGCAGGCTGGTCGCCTTGAACTCATAACCCTTGTTGATGAGGTCTTGCATCGTTTCGATGAATAGGCGCGTTCGTTCGATCCGCGCCATCGCGTCAAATGGATAGAGGCGGTTGAACTTGAGCAGCATCATTTTCGCTTCGTTAGTGTTCATGCGAGTTTCTCCTGTGATTTGAGGATGGTTATCATCATGGCAAGCGCCTGAGCCGTCACCCCGCGTCTCCCGCGCGAAGGATGGCGGACTTCTCTGTTACCGGCTTGGCGTTGTCAGCCAGCAGCTTCGTGCCGTTCATATAGAGCCGGACGCCGTTGAATATCTGTTTCGCCAGCATGGAACGAGCCATCGCATCGTTCACGCTGATCTTGCCCGCTCGCAGCTCTTCCAGATCGGTACACAGACCGGATATGATCGACGGCAGGCCAAGCTGATCGGAAATCGGCGCACTGGTGTAATCACGCGGCGGCATGGTTCTACTTCCTTGCTTCTTTGGCGAGAGCATCCGCGAGAGCGTCTATGCGCATCGCGTTGCGGCGATCACGAAAGCTGCCGCCCTTCGGTGGCGTTCTGCGATATGCACCGCCATTCCAGCGCCAGCCCGTGATGGTCTCGCAGCACTTGCAGATCGGCGGGCGTTCGTAATCCTTCGGCGAGTGGTTCCAGCGGTTGGACGCCTGCTCAACGCAGATTGCGCAGGTGAAATCGTCCGGCCTGTCCTCTGGCAACGCTGATAGCTGGTCGAGAACCGCCTGAGGAAGCTCCCCAGCCCCTTCTACGCGGGTGGTGATGTCAGGCGGGGTCATGGCTTCGGCCCCTGGTTGACATGCCACGACCACAATTCACGAACGCTCGTTGCCGCGCAGCCGCATTCCCGTCCATCGCAGCAACAGCTTGGTCCATGATCGCGCTTGTGCCCAACCTCACCCGCTGTGCGAAGTGCGGCTAGGATGGCTTCGGCTGTATCAAAGCTCATTGTGATATGGTCCTCTGCATCCCCGATGGCTTGATCGATTATGGTGTCAAGCTCCTGCGCGAGCGCGTTGTTATCGGTCATATGATCCACCATGTTATGAGTGTTGCTGTTGCAGCGCCGAACAGGAACCAACGAAGGCGGGACGGAGCGTCTGCCAAGGCGACCTGTCGGCCAAGATCAAAGGCGTGATCGTATTTAATCTGACCGGCTTGGCTCCATCCCTTGTAATAACCTTCGGAGCGAACCTGACCGAGAATGCTGCGCGGCTTAATCTGCGCCATTGGTTTTGCTCCGAAGTGTGGCGCGGGCCATTTCGCGAAGGTGCACGATAGAATTGCGCGCATCAAAATCAGCTAACAGCCCTACTATTTCCTCCAACGCCGCGATCCGCGCTGCATCTGTGGTGCGGATGGGTTGCGAAAGCACGGATGCTTGTTGAGCGATCCAGCGTGCTTTGGCGTCTGGTCGGACGTTCATGACTTCCCGGTTTCGATCCCATTGCAGAATGATCCGGGCCAGTTCCTGCGCGAGCGCATCGTGTTCTGTCAGCATGGTGGTTGCTCCTCATCCTTGCGGGGGATGATGTGACTGCCGCTGTCAGCGTGCCATGCGATGTCGAAAGCATACATCGCCTTCGCGGGCGTCTCTCCGAAACCAGCAACGCCATCCTGCAAATTCTCACCATGAAGAACACACCACTGATTGCCGTCAATGGTGATGGCTGGCTTGAGCACAGCGACAAGGTTGAACTCTTGCGCTTCAATCGCAGCGGCCAGCCTTGCCTCTTGGATGAGGTCTTCAACATGTTCATTTGCCATCGGAGCGGCCTTTCTGGTATTCGCGGTAGGCGGTGAGTGGACCGGGGCACGCATACCCAGCCTTGCGAAGCTGATTGCGCTCTGGTTTGCCATCGTAGGAGCCGCGAGTTTCGCCGCCATCGTAATAGCGGAACATCTCTTTGATCGCGTCGTTCGCCTGCTCCAAAGCCCCTGCAATCGCCTCAGTGTGCGCAAGTAGCTCGGCCTTGTCGGCAACATATTCCTTTGCGGCTTGTGCTGCATTTGCGCCAAGTTGCACGATCATTTGCCGTAGCTCGGCCTGTTGCTGGTCTGCTTGGAGGATGGCGGCTAGGGCGGCTTGATTGGCCATAGAGAATTCCTGACCTCTGTGAGTGATTCCCCAATTCCGACAGGTATCGTTGGCGATGGTATCCGCCCTCTCCATCTGCTCCGGGGTTGGTTGCGCGGGGTCGGTCATTCGGAAATCTCCCTCTCCATCATCGTCACTTCAAAAAGTCGCAGCGTCACATTCCTCGCCTTGCGCGATTTAATCTCCTGCCGCGCCCTTGTTATATCGTCAAACGAAAACACCGGAGTGCCGCGCTGCGACTTGAGAACATAGGATACCTTGTTCATGCTTGCACCATCGTGAAACCGGGCGTTGCGACATAAACAGCGATAATGCTTAGGGCGATAAGCAATGAAATTACAATATCGCGGCCAATATTGGCCGTTTGTTGCCTGACTACACGGCGCGCGAATTTGATTTGCTTGCGCTCGTGTTCGCTATCCCATTGGGATTGGAGTTGATGGAGGGTCATTCCACAGCCTCCATTTCCAATCGTTCAAAATCATGTTTCATAGCATAATCAAAAATGCAATCTGGCACGCTTTTGCCTTTTCTTCCGATCCATTTAATATCAGTGATCTCAACTTGATTGTGAAAAATCCCAACATCAGGTTCAGGCGGATAAATCGAAGCAAAAACAGTTACAGGCAATCCGCCTTTTACCGTGCTTTCAAACTCAACCTTGCGTGCCATATTAAAAATTCCACTCTTGAGCGCCCATCTCTTTCAGAATGGCCCGCGCCTCCCGCTTGCCAGAAACCTCTATAGTTTCAATATGCTCTTGCTTGATGCAGTCGCGAGTGAAAAGAGCCGCCTTATGGGGCGTCGTCATTTTGTAAATATCAAGCGCGCTATGCTCGTTCTGACCGCCTTCGTAGTAGTATCCAACAATCTTTTCCATCTTCTATCTCCTTTCGATGACGCCTTGTCGCATGGAAAAAATTTTAGCGCAAGCCTAAAAATGCGGTTGACGAAAAAAAATATCTATGGGATGGATCATGCGTCAAACAAAGGAGTGATTGAAATGAGCGATATTCAATGGGGACCGGAGATTAAGGTTTATGGCAAGAAGCCGGAATGGTTAGAGCATGACGAAAAGGTTCTGCCGCAATGGGGTAGTTATTGGTATCCTATTATGGGCGGCGCGCCTGCGAAGTGTGTGGCCGACTGGCTGATTGTCACCGCAATCCGCATCCCCGCGGATCATTGGTATTATCAGCAACAGCCAATCGAGTTAAACGATTATGACGACCACCAAGCATTGCGTGATGTTTTGGACGAAGCCTATGAGCAAGCCGCGAATGGCAAGGGCAAAGAGCGCCATGCCAATGGTAACGCATGGCTAAATCAGCCTATCTTTGAAATTGGCCGCATGGTGGGCGTTGGGTTTAATACCGGCCAAGCAATCAAGAAATTGCAGGAAAGCAGCCGCATGGAGCCTGATGCCGCAGTGCGAGAATTGCTTGGCGCTATTGTTTACGCCGCAAGCGCAATTCAGCTTATTCGTGAAACATCGCAACACAACAATGAAACGGAGAATGCAGAATGAAGCCGCCTAAAGACCTTGAGAAAATGCGCCGTGAACTTGGCGGTGCAAGGAATATAGCAAAACATTATGGCGTTGGAGAAAGGCGTGTTCGCGCATGGTTTATCGAAAAAGGTATGCCGGTAAAACCTGCAACTCGGATCGCCCTACCGCCAAAGGACTTTAAGGAAAAATACAAAAACATGTCACGGGATGAACTGCAAAAACATTACAATGTTGGCAGAAAATCAATATCAACATGGGTTAAGGAATTGGGCCTTAAAACAAAACACACTCCGCCGCCGCGAAGAAACAAGCGCCCTGCGCCAGATGGGTTTAAGGCTGTATCACCGACAATGACAATGAACGAACTTTGCGCTCATTACGGCGCTGCATTTTCTACTGTTAAACGGTGGATCGCTGAAACAGGACTACCCAAGCGCAGATGGGTAAATTTCGGATCACCAAAAGCGCAGCCAATACCCCCAGCAAAAGATGATCATGAGCACCATCGCGCAGTGAACTATCTACGTAAGTTTATGGCAGTATCGCCATGCGATGAAGAAGGGAAATATCAGGAAAATGGATCACACTATCGCATAGGCTACAGCGTTTTTACGCATCAGGAAGTAATTGAAAGGGCGAAAAACCATCAAGAACGCGCTATGAAGAAGATTTTTTCATCTGCCAGAGCCTCTTGATTTCACTCTCTAATATTGGCCTTACAGTAACAGGCGCGCGGTCAATAGCTGCGCGCCTTTTCTCTTTCGGTATTTTTAATATGCCATTTGCAGCGCTATAAATTGGAAACATAGCCCAACTACGGATGGATTTGGGCGCGTCATCCCATGTAACGCGCCCTTCCATCAAGTCAGCCAATTGCTCGGATGGCAACTTTCCATTCATCGGACCGGACAAGCCCCGCTTGCGCAATCCCCCATATCAATTAATTCCACGCTTTTGTCGCCAGAAAGGTCCAGTGGTAGCAATTCAGCCATGTATTCGTCATACATACGCTTTGAAACGGTCTCTTGTGGCAAATAAGAAAAACCAAGATCAGCAGCGGTTTTTGACGGATCGTTTCGTTTCAGGAACGAAACCCCAACATAATCATCCCAATTATCCATAAACCAATCAGCCATATCTTCGATTTCATGTGCATCGAAGCTAACAGTTATTGAGCAATTATGATCAACATAATGCTTCATCAAAATCCTGTATCGCTCAAGCTGACTGATCGCACTCTCTTGGTTGATCTCAACATATTCTTCGCGTCCATCAATTTGCATTGTTGCAGGTGTGAACAATGGGCTTGCCGGATATTCAACCGGGATTGAAACAAGCATTGATGTTTTATCAAACGGGTGCGGCTTAATGCGATAATTCGCCGCCTCAAGAGCATCCAGCAAAGGCTCTCCAACCGAAACCGTGATGTTGTTAAAAATCCACCGAGATAGAGCAAGGTGCGCGCCTTCATGCACCTCATCGCCAATATGGCCTAGATGCTTTGATGACGTACCTCCCGGCTGAACCTGTGTCACACGGCGCGGCCTAGGTGTTCCAAATTCATCGGCCATAGAATTAGCGCCAGACCTTGCCCAAGCGGCTGCGCGCTCAAGCATATCTGGATTATTCAGACCTTCCCAAGCCACATAACCAAGTGGAGCAACGCCACAAAGCCGCAATAGATGCTGGTTATTATCCCATGCCAGTTGCAGCACGCCATCTTTCATATCAACGCATGTCTGGCGATAATTTGCCCTTGCAGCGATATATTGCGCCCAAAGCAATCCTTCAAAATTGCCGTTAAAACGATGCCACACGACTTGCACAAGATTGCAAAACCCCTTGCTAGGCAATAGGATTTCAGCACATGGATTTGAGCCATCAAAATCAGGAGCACGGCGTTTTGCCTCTGCGCCATTGATGAAACCCGGCTCGCCTCCATCAAGGATTGTGTGCAGCAATCCGACAATCATTTCCCGATGCGGCTTTTGCCAGAATACAAGACTGTTGTTTGATTGCTCTCGATGTTCATTGCCATTTTCATAACGACCAACCTTAGCGTCAATAAATTCATCTACTTCACGGCCATCGCTATCCATAAGCCAGATTTGCGCACTTCTGCGCGACGATAGAACAGTGCCAAGGTGATTTACAATATCGCCAATCTCAATTGCTGTAAGCGGCCTTTCAGCGGCATTTATCAGCAATTTTGCAATGCGCGTATATGCATTTTCAAGCGGCTTCCATCCAGACGAAAGCCAGCCATAACCTTTCAAACGCTTCCCGGCAGGCCGCAATTCCGAAAGATCAATAATCAATCTTTCGGCAGGATATTTCCCCGCAAGCAATTTCCCTAGAGACTTCGCCCACGACTTAGCGCTATCGCCAACCGTCAACGTCCATGTTTTTGTTTCATGGTTGTATTTTTCGGTTGTGTTTTCCTGTCCGCCCTTGTCGTTTCGGTTTGACGTAAGAACATGAATGGTTTTCAGGCTTTTGGAAAAGCCAGAAAGCAGGCCGGGAATAGGCTTAAAACCTACGCCACAACCTTGCAACAAAAGCCAGAAAACGTCTACAAAATCAGCTGGGTTTTCAATCTTTGTAAAAGAGCAATTGAAAGCCGCAGATGACCGCTCTTTAACAATATCTGTTCCACCAAGCCATTTAACGCGACCGGACATTGTAAGCAGGCCATCATCCATCAATTGCCGCAATTGCGCCAATTCGTCATTTTCTTCATCATTAAGCGATCTTTTAATCTGATTTTCCCAAAGCCACCGCTGATGATCTATAACCCGATCTTTCATTTGTTCTGGCGTTTCAAACTCTACGCCATTTTCATCAAGAGGGCGCAAATAAGTGCGACGCTCTACGATCCGCGCACGCGGTGACATTTGGTTCATTATGATGTTCTCCGAGAAAAATCAGGTTGATTATGCTATGCTATTTTTGCGTTGAAAGCCATACCTCAAAAGCCTGCCAAGCCGCCTCTGCGCCTAGCGCAACACAAGCGAAGCAACCGGCGTTTTGCGCGGCTTCAAGGTATTCCTGCTGGCCATCCTGCCATTTGGATTGCGTAATGTTCTTGCGTTTCATCTCACACACAAACGCAGGATTGCCGGGAATGATTATGTCCGATGCGCCGGGTGACATACCTTCGGCCTTATGCTTGATTATGGCCTTAAATTGTCCGCCGCGCAACTGCCCTTCATTGCGCGGATGCACCGCCAAAATACCCCATGTATCGGGATATTCCCGTCGCAAAAGAGAAAAGAAAGATGCTTGCTCGACTTGCTCAAGATGGCACTTTCCACGCCATTTTATGTCACCATAGATGGGAACGGGGGATGATGATGGGGTCATAAGCCGTGAGCCAAGTTGTAAGCCTGATGCCACAATTCACTTGGCCCAATCATAACGTCTAGTAACAATTTTTTTTCAGCAAGATAGACCTTTGCAAAGTCGGGGTCATGGGCGACAATTGAAGATGTGTTCGATATAAGGTCGGCAAGTTTAATGGCTTGCGCATCAAAAGGCGCTTTTGCAATATGTGCGCGGTCAATAGCCTTGCGGGCCACGCGGTTCCCATCCTCTGGCTTAGATTGGTCGGTTATCCACCATACCAATTCTGCAACGCGATCACCGAATTTATCGGCAATTTCATTTCGAGTTACGCCACAATCCTCTATTGTGTCGTGCAGTAGAGCCGCGCATATCATATCATCATTTGCGAACGGCTCAACAATTTGAGCAACTTCAAGGCAGTGCATAACATAAGGCTCGCCCGTATATTTTCGTACTTGCCCTTTGTGGGCCAACACAGCGAATTTAACCGCCTCTAGAATTTTCTCAATCACGCCGCATATCTCCTTAATTTCTCAGTTTCTTTCATTACAACTTCGGGTAAATCTTCCTCGTCTGCGGGCCGGTTATATGCAAGAACTCGGTAAAACTGGCTATCAGCCTCCTTCACGTAACTAACCGTCTTAGGCTCGCCGCCCGTTTCTTCCCATTTATGCCATTGCGAAGCCGCCTTGTTATTGGTCGGTTCCGGCATAAGCCAAATGCTAAATTGCCGATACTCTGTCACAAAGTCAACGCGCAATGTCCGGTTGCCGCGCTGGCTAACGCTCTCGTTCGTGGTTAGCGAAACAATGCGTTCTGTTTGCGGCTGATAAGGATCACGCTTGCGAGTTTTAAACTCCGCAATCAGCTTTTCGTTAGGGTCCACAATCTCCGCCTTGCAGACATAGCAGAACCGCGCGGCAATGTCGTTTACCTCGCCGCAAGCATCGCAATCCTTGCCATTCCAGCGATAGTTGCATCGCTTATATTCACCCTTTGGGCCATGCTTAACCATACCAAAACAGCGCCGCCCATAATGGGCTGGAATAGGTCCGAAGTCGCCCATTAACTGCTCGCCAAACACATCTAGGCAATAACCATGCTTATCGCGCTGGTAATCAGCATAATCCGGTTGCAGGCTAAATTCGTTCACATAGCCGCAATCAGGGCATTCAGCTTCTATGGGAACGCCGGGGCCACCGCCGCCCTTGGCGCGGATCTCTGGATTATATATGTCACCATCGGGAAAATGCTTTTCGACGTTGCCCGCGTAATCGAGCAAAAGACTTGTGTCCTTGCCCTCACACAAGCGCCATGCGCGGCCTAAAATCTGTTGCAGCAACGATGCGCTTTCAGTGAAACGCAATAGTGCAATGATTTCCGTATGAGCAACGTCAAATCCCGTTGTCAACGTGCCGACGCTCACCAAGTGCCGAACCTTGCCTGCGCGGTAAGCCTCGATAACCTTGTTTCGCGTAGTTTGTTTGCCGTTCAAGATGCATGTTTCGCCATTTCCACCAATTACAAGCGCGCTATTATCTGGCGGCAAGCTGGCAAGCACCTCATACGCGTGCCGCACTGTTGCGGCAAAATACATGACACCGCGCCCACCGGGCCGTTGATTGGCCTTTGCGATAACATCAGCCACGATTGCCGCAGTCTTACGGCCATGCCCTTCAAATGCCCGCTCGACCGTCTCATGGTTTAACGTGCCGTTGGGAAGAAGTTCAATGTCGCTTGTATCATAGGCTTCATTTATCGCGCCAATCTCCATCGGCGTAATGAATTTTTCGTCTAGCATTTCCTTTGCCGAGACACGGTAAACGCATTTCAGAAAATATGGATCGCGCGTAGTGTCATCGCCGTTGGCCTTGCCATCGGGCCACAATCTAAAGATATAGCCAGTGCCAAGCCGGAATGGCGTGCCGGTCAAACCAATGACGCGAAGCATGGGATTAGCCTCGCGCATTTCATCAATGATCGCCTTGATTGTTGGTGTTAGACCGTGACAATTATGGACTAGGGCGCCCCCAGCATAGTAAGAAGGGTGTCCGCTGACGTGCAAGTTGTAGACAGTTTCAGGGCTTCCGAGTTCGACACGCGAAACACTTTCCACCCTAACTTGGTTAGTAGTTCCGTTTTCCGCCGGTCCTGTTCCTGCCGAGCAAGGCCTTGATGGCTCGTCCCATCCACTTCTATCGCTATCATCATCACGGGATTGGCTATATCTATCTTGTAGTGGTTGGGATAACCGAACTTCCCCATGCCGGTCTTGACCGCCAACTCCATAGTCCAACCGTCGCCCAGTGCGTTCACCAGCGCCAATTGCGGTTCTGTTGGCCCACGCCCGTTCCCGCCCCTCATCATAGGCCTGTGTCCGATCCGAGATAGTGTCGCGGCCATTTTTGATCGCGATGCATCCGAGTGCATGGGGTTCTTCCACCTCTTCGCGCAGGATGGCGAGCAAGTGGATTGATTGTTCCAGCTTGCTTCTGCTATCGGGTTTTTCGTCGCGCGTGGTGTTCCATCCCTCTTTTTCATTTGAACCTGTTTCGGTCCAAATGCCTTCAAGCAAATCGGACACGTCTTGCTGGCGAAACGTGATCTCTCCTTCCATGAGGCTGTCTGCGGAAATCCAACCTCTTGCGGTAAAGAAAGGGTGGTTTCCCGTGCATCGAATTGTTTTTCCATTGGAAAGGATAACCTCGTAAAGCTCTGAAACAGACTTGGCGAATGTTGTTACAACATTGCCGTTGCCCATAGCATTACACACTATATCCCCATTACGCAATGATTTAATAGGGACTTCACCACGCGGCGTCATAATTAATGTTTCACCCGTAAAACACTCATCAACGACAACCGCGCAATAACCATCCTTACCTTGGCGCGTGAAGCGCGAAATGCTGTTTTTGACTGTTCCTGGCGTGCCAAACACCACAAAATGGCGAGTGGATTTATGGCCTGCGCTGGCGCTGAAAATTGACGCGTATTCGCCCGTCAAGAGGTATTTTTCAAAATTCTGTTTTACCAACTCCTGATTAGGCGCAAGGCATAGCACACACTTGCCGCCGCTCATATCATGCAACGCATGAGCAAGGTGTGCTATCATAAATGACTTGCCCGCCGCTGGCGCTGCGTCGATCAGGATAGGATCAACCGATTGACGTAGGAACGCCAGTGCGGCATCCGTTGCGGCGGATTGATAGGGGCGGAGTTGGAATGTCATGCGTGCACGGCCTTCCGCTTAACCTTCTGCTCAACCGCCCACGCTTCAAACGCATCTTTGTCTCCATTCGAGCATGTAAAATGCGGCTTGGGATATTCCTTCTCCCATGACGATTTCTTACGCCACGACAATTCGGCCATGCCATGTTTGCGGCCGGGGAAGTCGAATTGGACAGAAACTTGCCGGATTGTGTAGCGGCCGTCATTATCGCGCGACGCATATGCATGGCGATATTCCGGTTGCGCATCCGGGAAATAACGCTTCACGATCTTGATAAACCGGCGGACCCAACGCGTTTCCAACTTTTTGCATTTGGCACGTTCGAGATTGTAATACGCCTCGCAAACCGCATCGCAGAACACAAGGCTATGCTGCGTCCCAATGATGTCTTCAGATCGCATATCATGGTCGTATAGTATGTCACTATCTATACGCTGACCGCATCCGCAGCATTCAAAATGCCATCCATTGTCAACCATCACACTAATCGGCAGGCCGATACCGTAATATTCATCCGCCCATGGCGCGCGACGGCAAGATACATATGAGATATCGCCGTCCGCATATTCATTCGCCCCTAACCGTCGCGCAACGATATTGTGCTCAGCATATATAATGCCTCCGGTGTTTTCACATTCTTCTGTTACCGCATATGCTTTCATTTTTTCCATCTCTCATCTCCACACCATAAGGGCCATCATTGGTGATTAGCCGAACAACCCGCCATCATCCGGCGAAACGCCATCAAGGTTTTTCTTCGCCTGCGCGAAATAGGATGGCTTCAATTCGCAGCCGATGCCCTTGCGTCCCAACTTCACCGCGCCATAAACTTCACTCCCGATGCCGAGAAATGGCGTAAAAACAGTGTCTCCGGGGTTGCTCCAAAGGTCGATGCAACGCTCGATCACGTCCAATTGAAGTGGCGAGATATGCTGCTCATCTTTCTGATCTCGACCGCCACGATATTGCAGCGTCCGCGTCTGGTTAATGTCCATCCAGACCGGGCTTGCATAACGCTGCCATACTTCAATGCTATACCAATTCCGGCCATCGGTCGGCATCGTGTATTTGCTGCGATCCGGCTCATCCGTCCCGATGTAGCGGTCAAAGCATTCCGACACCGGCTCCGGGTTTTCTCCGGGCTTGCGGAACGATACGATATAATCGGCCAGTCCTTGTCCGCTCATGCAGCTATCCTTGACGATCTGCTTGTGCAGAAGCCGCAATGATTTCGTGCGCTGCTGGGCGACTACAGGGTCTTTCCAGATGCAAATCTCACTATGGAAAATCCAACCGGCATCCTCGTATGCCCGGATGACTTCCCCGCGAAAATCACGCATCCCGATATATCCATGCCGAACCTTACTCGTCGGCAATTGCATCACATGGACAGCGTGGATACGGCCCGGCTTGGTTATGCGGAGCAATTCAGAAATAAGGAAGCCATAATGCTCCCAGAATGAATTGCCCTCATTGTTGCTGATGTCGCGATCATAGTTGCTGAATTTATACAGCCCCTCGAAAGGAGGGCTGTGGATACCAAACCCAATGCTATCGCCGGGAATAGCCTTTACAACATCGCAACTATCACCCTGATAGATAGCATAATTGTCAGTGATGACCTGATCGACGCACTTAATATCAAGCATTCTCATATTCCTTCAAAAACTCTGGCAACTTCACGATTTCTTGCGGGTTGTAATTTGGCGTATCTCTCACGCTTCCGCGTACTGCCATGCTGGATAAATCAGCCATATGCAACACCATACTTGCAGCCATACGGTCTGCATCTAATTCCTTGCGCTGGATATTGGCAACGGTCGCGCCCTCAGTATCAGCAGCAACGATATGGCAGTTCACCGGCTTAGCCTGCCCGAAGCGCCAAAATCGCCTAACAGCTTGGTAAAACTGCTCCCAACTGTCATTTAGGCCAACAAATCCAGTATCGCAGCAATGCTGCCAATTCATGCCAAACCCGCTGATCTTAGCCTTGGTGATAAGTGTTTGAATTTTCCCATCGCTAAAATCCATCAGGATGCGCTCTTTAACATCATCCTTCAATCCGCCATGCAAATTAACAGCGCCAGGAATTAACTTTGCAAGCATTTCTGCTTCACTATTCAGGTTGCACCACCAGACCATAGGTCGGTCTCTAGGCGTAATTTCAGCAGCCTTTTTACATCTATCATCAACAGTGTTTCGGCGTGCCGCAATTCGTTCGGAAAGTGATTGTGCCTCCATTGCGAACAGTGAACCAGATGCATTAATGTCGTGATCTGATTTTACCGTATGCATATGATAATTGAGCGGTGGCAGGTCATAACCATCGTTAGGATAGCCTAGGTCAGAAGGCTTGCGCAGCATCACAGACCATGATGCCATCCATTTCCAAAACTCATTCTCCGCGTGTCCCTTGAGCCGCCATTTTTGCGTTTCCCCGCCGTCATGCACGAAGAATGTTGCGAGCATATCGGTGTATTTCATAACGCCTAAAAATTCAGCATGATTGCCCAATTCCATAAAATCGTTAGGCGCTGGCGTAGCTGTTGCAGCAAGCCGGAACGGAATCTGCGAAGCAGCTTCAACTAACCGATTGCGATAATGTCCGCTTTCGTTTTTCAGGATGCTGGATTCATCAAGGATAATCCCGATGAATTGCGACAGGTCGAAGTGGTCCAACTTTTGATAATTGGTGACATTTACTCCTTCTGCGCAATCGTCTTGGCATGATACTATTCGCGCACTAATGCCGAATTTTTCAGCCTCACGGATCATCTGATTGGACACTGCGAGTGGCGCTAGAAGCAGGATCATGCCACCTTTTACGCGCACGATTGCGTCCGCCCATGCCAATTCCATAAGAGACTTGCCTAGACCTGTTCCGGCAAACAACGCGGATCTGCCACGCCGCAAAGCCCATTTCACGATGTCTGCTTGATGCGGAAAAAGGCAATCTGGCAATTCAGGAATATCGGTTATTCCGGTTGATGGGTCAGTGATTGCCTTTTTTCGCAAAAATTCTTGATAAGCATCATTCATTTCAATCCCCAATATTCCTGCGGCTTTCCGCGCCATTTTTCTAAATCCGCATCAGGGCATAGCGCCTTGATCGCCTTTGCATAGCTAACCGCGCCAGCCTTGCGCGTCAACGTCAATTTTCGGCCAGCAAAGTCCGCGTTCCGCTCGCCAGCCACGCGCACCATATCCGCCAGCAAGTCCTTTTTGCGCTCGGTCGCTAGTTCGATCTGCTCGCATAGTTCTTCATATTCCCGCACCATCCTTGCGGCTTCCGGCGTGTCGATTGTCACGCGCTTTGGGGTTAGATGATCCGGGTTGTCCAGTTCCGAAAGGTATTCGGCGTAAAATTGACGTAGGCGGGGGATGTTTTCGTCTTGCCAATCAGGGCATGGCGTAACATCAACATGATAAAAATCATTCGGTTGCCACTGGGCAAAATACCAGCCCGGCCAACCTGTTACCCATATCGAGAATTGCACCTGATCGGCATAATGCGGCTGTGCCCACAATGGCTTGAATTCGCCGCCATCGCGCAGGCTGAATGGGCATTTCGTTTCAAGACCCCACCCATCGCTACACAATCCATCCGGCGTGCAGCCCGCCCAATCCTCACGCATAATAAATTTAGACTTGGATACGGTTAAACCCGTCTCCATCTGAAAATCTAGGATCGCGTTCGGCTCATTTGCATTGCCATATTCGGTAGCGATGTTACCGGTAAACTCCGGCTCCGCACCATGATAATCCCTAACCATGCGGCGCATTGCGTCGTCGCGGGTCATCCATGGATTGTTGCCGAGGATGGCACCGACCATACTTGCGGTTATGCGGCCTATTCGTTTGGGGGAGAGGTTAATCATAATATTCATCCTCTTCCACAACCGATAATTCTGAGGCAAAATTCCCAGCAGAGAAAGACATTAACCTATGTGCTAAATGGTCGGCATGATCTTTGCTTAGGAATATGCGAGTTCCCTTCTTGCCTGTATGTATTTGCAGACATATTGTATCGCCGCAACGCATTAAATCAACACGCCTCATTACCGCGCCTCCCAAATCAATTCTCAGTCAATATCAACCATTGCCATCAGGTTCATGATGTTTTTCGCTTCCTCCACGTTACCGGCATAGATCGCGCGGTATAGATCGCGGCGAAAGTCGGTTTCGCGCTCTGTTGTGTCATAATTTACCATTCCATAATGGTCTATTCTTCTCATTTTTCTATCTCCTTAAATCCGCATTGGCATCACAATTCCAGTGAATGACAATCCCGGTTTTTGTGATGTTGGCCGGAAAACCATCGGGGCGATTTGATCGGCTTGCTCAACCGTCACACTATCAGCATCAAGCGCCGTCAAAACTTGCGACAAATAATCCGCATTGATGCCAAACTCAAAGCCATCCGAACAATCCGCTTGGATTTCCTCCTCCGCCTCAAATCCGGCAGTGCCCTCAATCCGCACATGCAAAGCATTGTCGCCCTTGCGGATACGCAATTTGCGTTCTTTAGCGTCAGACGCGACGCGAACACGCTTAACCGCGCCAGATAGTTCGTCACTATCAACTGCCCACGCCTCACACGGGCCGGGAATTACGCGGCGATAATCTGGGAATGTGCCATCAATCACCTTCCCGGTGATCGTAACATCGCCGCACGAAAACTGCATTTTACGGTCATCCCAAGCCAATTCGCATTCACCATCAAACGATTGAATGCTTTTTAGAAATGGCGTTGCGGCAATCACATTAGGGCCATTAAATTCCATGTCAGTTTCGATAAGGGCAAGAACTTGTCCAGTTGTGGCGACAAATGATCCTTCATTAACAAAAACGCCGCAAAGATGGTGGCGCGTCGGGTTTACGTCAGCAGCCCAAATCGTGCGGTCGATGATCTTGGATAGCTCTGCACCATCAAATGTGACAGGTTCGTTAAGATCACTAACTGGCATTGTCGGAAAATCATCGGCAGGCAATGCAGGTGCAGACCACTTGGATCGGCCAGACTTAACCGTCAAAATTGATCCATCAAGATCCATCGTTATGTCTTTGCTGGCAACATTAGCCATCTGCGAAAGGCGCTTCGCATCAACGCAGCATGAGAATGGCGTATCAGCAAAACATTCCAGCGCCTGCCTATACTCAATATCGAGATTGGTTGTAGTGATGGTTAGTTTGTCGTTTTCAGCGGCAAGTTTAACCATCCCCAAAATGGGGATGGTATTGCGGCTTTCCACGATCTTCTCGGCGCGTGACAATGCTTTCGACAAAGCGGTGTTGTTAATTTTGAGCATTTTAATTCTTTCTATTTACTGAGAAATTGAGCCAATATTGCGATTGGCATCGCCATAAGAGCAGCCATTGTTATCATATAGAAACCGGTATGCTCTGTTTTATCAAAGATAAAAAAACCAATCTTAAATGCTACCGCTAAATACAGGACAATAGCTATTGCACTGGCCATTATTGTTATGAATATCATTTACAATTCCCTTATTTTTAAGGCTTATTCGCCAAGCAATTCCACATTGCGCGCATCCGTCCAAATCTCGAAGAAATCACCGTCAAGCGTGATAGCAAGAACCTTTACGCTGTTTTCCTGCCCTAGTTGCGTGACGATCCCCGGCTTACCGATATGATCGCCGCCCATGAGATCAAGCTGTTTAGGCTTGCCATTTCCAGTAAAACGAACTTCGTCGCCCACCTCAAATTCATTATCGCCATAGCGATTGTCATATTCCGCCGCGATAAGTTGCATTTCGTTTTCAGGCGTCAGCTTCACTTCGCGGGTTTCAGTTACTCGGATAGTCGTCATTTTTCAGTCCTATTGAAATAATGTTGCTTGGCATACATTCCGCACCCGGTATGCCAGCGAGTTAACAACGGCTACAACGCCAGAGCGGATCAGAATGGGATATCGTCGTCTATGTCATCTTCCATAGCCGCAACTGATTTAGGCTTAGGTTTTACCGCCTCGCTCAATTCCTTTGTGCCCTTTGGCCAATAGTCTGCATACCAGTTAAAAGGTTCATCCTTTGATCCATCGGCCTTTGGCTTTGGAACCATCAGCATAACTTGTACGATAACCTGCTTTCCTGTGAAAGCAAGCGCAATGTCGTCAGCATCTGGTTTGCCGCCATTGCGGGCCAGTTTACCTCCGCAAGCTGCATCCAGCTTTACAAAACGACGCATATCATTGTTGCGCTTTTTCTTTGGATCGGGCGCATGTGGATTATCGTCAAAAATCCAATACTTAGCAAACAGCTTGCGGTTAGCATAACCTTCCGGCTTCAAAACCGTAAACGTCGCTTCCGCATATCGGTTTCCATCCTTTTCACCAATTCCAGCGCTATCTACGATAGCCAAAACCTTTGTCTTATCAGGCAGCGGTTCAAAACTATTTGTAGGAAGATCGGCCTCTGCGTCGGTTTTACGCAAATCCTCGCCATCAACATTCCACCAATCTGACATTATTTATACTCCTGAATTAATAGCGTTTACCGCCATTTGCACGATTTTCCAGCTTGTGATCGGCGCGGGTTTGATTATAGCGGTTTTTCTCAATCATCGCGCCAGCAACATCAAGGCCCATTGCAGCGGCAGTGTCAAGTATGCGGATGATACAGTCGGCAAATTCAACCTCTACGCCGCTGCGATGCGGCAATTTATCATCCATCAATCCCTTGCGATCAGCCTCAAGCGCCTCACTCAATTCAGAGTGCATAAGCGCCACAACCTCGCCAAAATTGCGTTCGATTGGCTTGTCGGTCGCGGGATCGCTATACCATCCTACATCTGTCGCAGTTTTGTGGGCAATATGTTGCGCCCATTGCAAACCATCGTAGGCACTACGTTCTTCCGTAGTCATTCCGTCAGGCTTCATTCCACATCCTCGCTTTCCGGCTCATCTACGTCAACTTCCTCTGCTTCGACAGGCTTTTGTTTACGCGCCTTTTGTGCCTTTAAATAATCCGCGATAGGATTTGATCCCTCGGGAAAATCAAGTGGCTCGGTGATGCCAAATCCGTTCTTTGTTACGCTGGCAGCGGTTGCATGGCAAACCAATTCCCGGTCGCCGGTGCTAATGACCTTCTTGCGCTCTTCCTCGCTGCCGCGCAAAAATGACGTTAGACGCACATGGCCGACGAAATCAACGCTATCGACATAATGCGCGATGCTATTAGCATTCTTGGCCTGTGTTAGCCGTAGAGAATAACGCATATAGTCATCAGTATCAGGAAGGCGCATTGTCTCAAGATCAGCATGAACGATAAACGTAATGGCCATGTTCTTTCGCTCGTTTAGCAGGCCAGCGGCCTTACGAACGCGGCCATGCATATTAGCTACTGCCGCATATCCTGCCCCATATCCGCCATATGCCGTTGCGATACTCGATGCATGCTGTCCATTCTTGCCGCCATTCGCGATCACTTCTGCGACAAAAATAGCATCGGCGGCGCTGGCGCTGTCAAAAATCAGGTCGGTGTATTCGTGATCCTCGTTCAGCAACCATAGAAGCTGGTCGAAAATATCTTTTGCCGTGCGGCATGGCGGGAAAGCATCTGGCATTTCCAGCTTTTTTGATTGGCGCAAAACACCATCTTCGGCGCGGATAACGATTGGATTTTTAGCCATTGCAGTTGCAAGGCTGTTCTTGCCAGTGCCAGCATCACCAAAGATCGTAATGATAGGCGGGCGAGGCTGCGGCTTTTCGATTTTTAGGGTCATTATTTAATCTCCAAATTTATTGCGGAATATTTGACGCACTCTTGCGCCACTAAGCATTCTTAATCAACTCCAACGCCTGTTCTTCGCTAAATCCTTCGGAAAGGTAAGCGCGATACACTGTCATTCTGGCATTGGCAATATCCGCCGAATTAGCGGCCAACTCCATCCATGATTGCGCAAATTGCGCAAAAATATCCTTAATGCTAGGCATTTCAGCCATTATTCTTCACCTTTCAAAATGCGCGCCATCTTGCGACCAATGCTTGCGCCCTTCGGCGTGAGCGCAGCCAATGCGCGATCCCGGCGATTAAGGAGAATATCATTTTCTTTATGCGCTTTATCAAGATAATCGTCTGCAAACTTCAAATCATCCTCAAGTTCAATAATCATATTTTCCAATCGTTTATTATCCTTTCCGGCAATTGCAATTCCAGCAGTCACGCCTAGGATAAAGCCGGTAATTAGCGATCCAATCGCACAAATCAGAAAATAATCCATTTACTTACCCTCCTGCCATTCGATAAATTGTCTAACAACATTCAATTCATCACGCGAGAAATATGGGTTTTCGCGAGCAAACTTCTCTAGCAGAGTTTCTTCCGCAAGCAAACCCAATTTTTCAAGCGTTGGAATATCAAGGCCATCTTCATAGGCTTCGATGCGCGTGATGAGTTTGATGGTTTTTGACCGTTGATAATACCAATGATCGCCGGGAAGCATGATTGCTTTAATGCTATCATCCCATCCATGAACACAATCGACTGGAGTATCCAGATTATCCCATCTTTCTCTATTCCACCAAACAATTCCAATTTTTTCATCACCCTTTAGCCATTCAGGCCGCTTTCCATCAATTTTGATTTCTGGTCCAAGCTGCATTTCAATTTCCCTTCCATCAGGCAAAACGCCTGCAATCAAACTACACAAACAAAGCATCATTGCAAGCGATTTTTTACCAGTCGCCAACGTATTTTATTTTCTCCATTCCCTTCTTGCTGACAGACACGACCTCAAGCAATCCAGCGTCTTTCATAGATTGCACAATAGCGTCAATTTCCTCGCGTTTGCGGCGTGGAATGCGGTTGTAAATCACACCCATTGTTTCACCGTCTCCGGTCGCAAGGTTGGCAATGCGCGCCTTCAATGCCACATCTGGCGCGGTCGTTTCCTTTTCATTGACCATAACCATGCGCGCCTTCTCGCCAACATCGCGGCGGACCAGTTCAAAAGCCCATCGCACATATTCAACAGTCCTTACGCGCGTTGCAGCAGCCAAGATAAAGCTAACCTTAGCAACAAGCTCATATGATCCAAGATAAAGCGCTTCAAGGCCGCTGGATGACTTATGCGCAATAGCCTGATCCTCGAACCATATCAGAGCATCCTCTAGCATCTTGTCGGCTTCATCATCCGTCACAACGTCGATAACATCGACATCGCTGTATTCAATGCGTCCACCAGAGGTTCTTTCACCTCCAGCGATTGCCATGATCTGCATTTGCAACCCTAGTGGCATATCAGGAGCCTTAAAACCCTTCGTTTGCTTTGATCGCGGCGCTGTGTCCGGCTCGCTAAACAGCAATGATCGGCCAATAAAACCATTGGTCGCCATGTCGAAATCAACAATCTCATTGAACGTCTCGGCTGTGGTAAATCCAATCAGCGATAAGAATGGATTTTTCAGCCCCGGCTCTGGCGAATTAAGCATCCCCGTCACATAGGCTATCCTATCCTCGATCCATTGTTCGCCGCTATCGTCTTTTTCAAGCCGCGCCAATTCAGTCTTAAAATCTGATCTCATGGCGCGCATCAAGTCGCCACTTAGTGGCATGTAACCGCTGGCCTTTGAATAAGCGGACATGAGCACGCCAATCACGGCCTCAAGGTAGGAAGCGCCGCCATTGCCTTTTTGAGCGTTGCGGATCTTGCGTAGCGTAAAACCAACCTCATCAATCGCATAAAAAGCCGGTTGATGGTCTATCAGGTTTCGGACAATCTCTTGCTCCGATTTGATGTTACCATGCATTGCGGCAGACAGGCTCGCAGTCCGCAAAACTTGTGTCAGGCTTTGAAAAAGCCCTTCCTTGCCTGTTCGCGATCCAGCAATGCAAACCACAAATAAGTTTGCCGTCACGCCATCCCGAACGTCTCGGTAATGATTGCCCATGATGCACGACATTGCATAGATCGATGTTGCCACTGATAGGCGCTGCCTTGGTCTTCGGTTTCGACTTTCCATCCATTCTGCCAAGACGCCAGTTGCGCCGGGTGGCTGCGTCAAGTCAACGCCAGCAACCGAAAACGGCATAGTCTTGCTGGTATCATCGCTCGGTGCAGCTTCTGGCTTTCCGTTAAACACGGATACCACATCGCCGCCAGCAACGGCCAAGTCGTTAAAATCATCATGCGGCGCGGGAGGCGCATAAATAGGAACGCTAAGTTCCTCGCTTAATTCCAGCATTGCCTCAAGCGCATTGCGATCAGATGCGATAACGACTTCCTGCCCGCGTGCGTGCAATTCACGGACAATATCAATCACGCCTGACTTGCTAAATGCTACAACGATGCGATCAGGGATAGCGTCATAGATACTTGCGGCTGTTGCGAAACCTTCGCAGACAATCGAGCGGCCTAGGAAGATGCCAAAATTAAGGCGTCCGCCTTTCATCGGCGCGTCTTTTTGGAATAACTTTGATCCATCTGGTGCAATCGTCTGCACCGACTGGATCTCGCCTTGCGCATCGTAAACAGGCAGCAACAGGTTATCACCCTCCTGCCTTGCCATTCCAGGTCCTATTTCTTTGCGGACAAGATAACCATTGATCCGCGATGCAGGCTTTGCGGCTTCCCATCGCCTTTGCGCTTTGGCGATTGCTTCCCGGCGATCAATTTCCTTTTGCTTTTCGCGGTCCGCCAAGATTTGTTTCTCGGTTCCGCTCAATTCAAAATCGCCAGCGCCTAGCTTTGCGATAGCCTCCGCTGGCGTGCAATTGTCCATTGCGGCCACAAAATCCACAACGTCGCCGTGCCATCCACAACCGAAACAATGTGCATTGTTATCGTAGACTTGGAACGATGGCGTTTTTTCACCGTGAAATGGGCATAAGCCTTGCCCCTTTCGATTTAGCTTTACCGCCTTCCCAATAACATCCTGAATGTTCACCCGCGCCTTGATCGCGGCCCAATCGTATTTATTCGACATTCAAAATCCCTTTAACCTCCTTAGAGAGTGGTGGTACACCTCCTTAGAGAGTGGTGGCTTGCCATACGGCGTCGAGTTGGCGTCGAGTTAGTGTTTGCGATCCCTAAGCGCCATAACGACCATGGCTCCGGTGAGATATACCGATGCGTCCGGATGGTCTATCAATAGCAAGACTATTCCACCAATTCCCAGAACGCCATAAGCGAAGATCGGTGCAATGCGGTCGAAGCGGCTCATGTTATTTTATCCAGAAATTCGCGGGCAACCCTAACACCGGCGATGTCCGCATAATCGCGAACATTCTCCAAAGCTTCCACCGCCTCCAAAAACGCTGCCTCAAGATCGGGCAGGCGGGCTATGCGGCGGGCGTTTACCGTATCAATATTGTCTCCCCAAGGAGTTACATCCGTGGAATCGGAAATAAAAATTCCGGGCGAAAGTGTATAGTATCCATCCTGATC